ACCTATTTTAGTGTAGGCACCTTGCGCTGTTCCGAAAGTTGCCGCTGTACCAGAGTTAGTTGTAGAGGTAGGCGTGAAGGTTCCCTCCTCATAGTCATCCAGCGCATTGGCTGCGGCCGTATCGCCGTTAAAGGTGATGCCACCAGATGAAAGAATGCGGAGGCGTTCTGTGCCACTACTGCTAAAGAAGTTTATTGTATCACCACCAGTTGTACCAATAAACCCACCACTTGTCCCTCCGTTTTGTAACAAAACTGAATACTGATCTTGTGAGTTTACATAGAAACGACCACCAGACACCATAGCTCTTGCTTCGGCTGGAACTGAACTCGTCCCAATACCAACCCGATTGTTCGTGCTGTCAACATAAAGCGTGTTAGTGTCTACAGTCAGATCACCTTCAATTGTAGTGCCACCCGTAAACGTCAAAGCATCTGTATCAAGCAACTGGTAATCAGCAAACAGAATAACCACTAAGCTATCACCAGCAGAAGCTGCATTTACAAGCGTTACTGTGGTCCCACTGGAAACAGTATAGTCAGTTGTAATAACTAGACGTACACCATTCTGGAACACTTGGATTTGCTGGGGGTTAGGAATGTCCATTCCAGTAAAGACAGTCTGTGCAGCCGTGGCTGTAAACGTGTACTTACGTTGCGATCCGTTAGAGACTACAGGTGTTTGACTGCCAATGTAACCTGCCATTATTCAGCCTCCAGTGCTGTTACTCTAGCTTCCAAGGCTTCGATCTTGGCTATGCTTTCCTTCAGTGCAGCCGTGAGAAGAGGCACCAGTTTGCTTTGGTCGATACCTTGCATGACTGCATTGCCATCATCGTCAACCTCGTTGTGTGTGCCTGTGACTGCCTCTGGTACGGCTGTCTGTGCTTCATGTGCTAGGAAGCCATCTACCGTTCTGTCAGGGTCAGCAATAAAGTTAAAACGTTTGGGTTCTAGTTGTTTGACCCTTGTGATGCCATCAGTAACATCTGTTACGTTTTCTTTTAAGCGGTAGTCAGAAGAAGTATTATAAGACGTGGTAGTGCCACTTGTTCCAATAAAGCCAACACGACCATTTGGGTTGAAAAATGAAATTTGAGTTGTTGAAGCAGTAGTATTTATTTTCGTTGCAAGGCCACCTAAAATTTGGGCTAATAAAAAACTTACATTGTCAAATGTAGAGGTTGTCCCCGCCAACAGCTTACCGCTGCTGTCGATGGTCATTGCGGTATTTGTAATTCCATTACCGTAGTTATTAGTGGTGCCGAAAGCTAATGATGACCCACCACCACTAAACTTAGCTCCAATTCTTACAGAAGGTGCAGATGCAGTATTAACATATGGAGCCTCAATTAAAGAAACATAATTATCTGCCGTGTAGCTTGTTTGCCTGACTCTTATGCCTTCACCTGCCGTTGTACCTGTAAAAGTAGAGCCAAGTGCATTTGCAGCGTCAATTGTAATTGGGTTTGAAGGAGAAGTCGTACCCACGCCCACCCTATTGTTTGCCGTATCAATGCTTAGAGGATCTCCGTTAAACCCAGCCGCAGATTTTGCAAGATCACTTTGGTTACTCATTAGGTTTGCTCCATAATGCTAAGAATAACATCGGTTGCACCTGATGCAGACACCTTCAAAATATCCGTAGTTTCCATAACAACCTTACCATCAAGCACAGAAAGAGATGACCCTTGAGGTATCGGCGCATCCGTCACAATCTCAACATCCTGATTGGCTTCGTCGTTATTACCAGCCCTGTTTGCTGTATCACTAGAAAGCGTCACCGTAGCCGTAACCTGACTAGATGTTGTGTTGCCAAGAACCAAACCAAGAACCACTGTCGTTGTGGATCCCGCAACCGTGTAAATATCATCTAGGGTCGTTACTCCCGCTTTTGTTACAACTTTAAATGTGTTTGCCATAGATCAGCCCAATGCAATGGCGAGAGCCGTGGCCTCGTCCGTTGTCCCTAAGTTAGTCCTCGCCGCATCCGCAGTCGAAGCGCCTGTTCCACCATCAGCAATAGCAAGATCCGTAATGCCCGTCACACTACCACCCGTTATTGCCACATCTGAAGTAATGTCTCTAGCTATCGCGCCAATGAAAACAAAAGCATTCCCAGACAGGTTTATCGCCGCGTCTGAGTTTGAGCTTTCAAGAACTGACCTGCTTAACGTCGTGCCTGACGCACCGTATGTGCCGTTACCAATCTCAAAATTTGCACCATCTTCAATTACATAACGAACCGTCTGCCCGTCAGTAACACCAGCATCAGCAAAAGTTTGAAACCCAGAAACCGCACTGCCTAATGTAATCGTCCCAGTGCCTGTTGTTGCCGTGGACATCTTTGCCCTGTTTACAAGCACTGCCATTGTTACGCGATCCTTATAATAGCACTAGACGCATCCGCTGTTGGGAATTGAATTGTAAAATCACCGTTTGAAGATGTCTTGTCAGAACCAAAATTCAAAACAACAACAGACGGATTCGTAAGCGCAGAGCCAGACTCATCATTAGCACTTGGTGTACTGTTGTAAATCAGTGCGCCCCTTGCGGTAATCGTTGAGCTTGAGAACGTCAGGTCCGCAAAATCTGTAAACGCTGTGGTCGAACTTGTTGTCGGAGCCACCCCAGTTAAACTCCCCCCACCAGCACTATATCCCGTACCAGACACTTCATTTGTGGCTGAGTAAGCTGTCGTTGTCGCATCTAGTGTTGCGGAGCTTGTGTACAAAGCCAACTTCATTGTGTCGGCTGCATTCGTTCCAAACCTGTGTACTCCTAACAGAAGCTCTTTCTTGAAAGAAGTACACATTGCCTGTGTAATTGCCATGCTAAAGTCTCCTTATGGCTTCTGCCAGACTGAGTTGCCCAGCATCCTTAATTGCATTATATACCGTTGTTCTGTCACTTTTTATAACCTCTTTCATGTAAAACGTCACCACTTGTTGTACAGCGTCACGATAGGCAATTGCTTGATCTCTCAAAACTGGATGCGCGGTTTCAGAAACCTGCACAATCCTTTCTACACATCTTGCCGCAACCTCTTCCGGGGTTTGACCACGGTTTTCTGTCGTAATTACGTTCACGATAGGCGCTTCGGATATGTCTACTCTAGCATCAAACATTAAACCAAGCTTTCCCTATAGGTATCACTACGAAGCTTAATTCCTAAGACAGCCAATTCTTGCAGAGCGGCTTCATATCTTTGTATATAAAGCTGAATAATATCAGCTTCTCCCTTCATAAAAGTATAAGCTTCAATAAGAGATCCATACAGCAAAACTGACTCTGCATTGTCCCCAAGCCAAGAAAGCCCCGCAGTGACTATAGACGGTGGGTCATAGTAATAATGAAGCTCGACGTTGTAGTTTGCATCTGGGGTTGGCCCCAGAATGAAATTACCACTCGATGTCTCTGCGCTTGCAGAAAAAGCATCACCATCAAAAATACCGTAATATTTTGGAACGCCTTGCGTAGACGCTGAAGGATACGCTTCTCTAATAAAGTTTACTTCTTTCTCAAGGACGTAATTATAGTTGTTGCTACCATCGATAATAGCAAGAGAAAACATAGCTAGAAAATCCGCTGGTCTAGCAAGATAAGGAGTTCCAAGGCTTGAAGTACCCGTAACATTCTTACGTAGTTCAGGTATAGTAACAGTTCGCATAATTCGTTCTTCTGCCTGACGAACAAACGTAGGAATGTTCGTTACAAACGTGGACTCCGTGTTTTCCGTATAGTCCTTTATTGCTTGTGTCAGTTCAGAATAGTTCATTTGAACCTATCCATCTTTACTAAAGTTACCACCGCGAGTTGCCGCACCCATTCCGCGACACTTACCGCCATGCTTCATTTTCTTTACCTTACCACCATAATTCATGCCGTGTGAAGCCCCCGCCATCATACTACCATCTGGCATACGGTGCATTTTACCGCCACCCATCTTTTTGTTTACCCGCTCCTTCTCTTCCATAAGCATCAGCTCTATATCACCACGTTCCGGCATGGGGCCAATTTCAATCGGCGTACCCTCCGAAGTAGATGGGAGCTTTCCAGAAGGTCTAGCTTTTGGGCGAAGAGAAGGGGGTCTACGTTTAGGACGCAAACTTGTTTTAGGTGCACCACCTTTTTTCATAGCTATAGGTTTCTTTTTCATGTTCTTAACTCCTAAGATGTAGTAACCTTAACTGTGCCAACTTGGCCTGTCATGTATTGAGCATCATTCCAAACAGGATTGAATCCAAAAAGACCCCGACTTTCATCCAAAGATGTATCGGGTCTTGGATTACGCAAAGACTGAGGATCGAATATTTTTACACGCCCCAGAAAGTTTTGTGGTTGATCTGGGTCTACCACATCCCTCCCAACAAGAAATCCTGTTTTAACGCCGTTCTGAAACTCAGGTACAAGATCTTTTAACGGGTAACGAAATCCCGTTTTATCACAGTATCCAAAAGCATATTTACCCCTTGCGTATGTCATTATCCACCTAAAACAAACGTATCATACGGCACAAACTTAATTGATGCCGTTTCTTCATCTTCACCTGCAGCTAATTCGAACTGGAACTCATACTCCTGTTTTAGTGCTGGCACTCTGTTAGCCACTTCTGGCCTTTTCATAGCTAAGTAGTAAGCCAAGCCAGCAGCAAGGCACGGTACAAAGCGAGGTGGCACAGACGTAATTGTATCGCCAACGCCAGAAGAAAGGCCGTCTATACCCTTCAATCTATAATAAAATATAGTGTACGTTGCTGAACCATCAGGCACAGGCCACAGAGTTACTTTTGTTTCTGTCGAGAGCCTTTGGACGTAGATTTGGGTCGGCCTACCTTGCGTGTTTTTGTTGGTTTGCTGGGCGTAGGTTGCGACACTAATTCTTTCGAGGGCGGTATCGACTTGGTTGGTGCCTGTTCCTGTTCGGATTTGGTGTTCGATGATGTCGATTGTGTCCGAAGGAAGGGTATACGTTGCCGTACCTTCTGATACAGCAATCGTGCCTGATTCAATAGTGAAGAGATTAAGCCCACGGTTCTGCCACTCCAATGTTAAAAGGTTAAGGCTGCGCCTAGCAGTTCTAAGGTCATAGCCTGTACGCATAACTAGGCCAGCACGTTCATATGCTTCCTCAAAGATTTCAGGTAGGTCGGGGGTAACTACAGCCATTATGTCACTACACTTCTAAATCGTTTGGTTTTCTTTGCAATTTTTTCAGGTTGAGCCACATGCTGCTTGCCTGAAGCCGTGCCTTTTCGTTTTGCTCTTGTTGTGGCTGCATACTCAGCGGGGCTAAGAGACTTAATAGCCGCACTAGGTAAATACCGCTCACCAGTTTTACTACTAGGCTTCCCACTCTTGGTGCGCCATTTCTGTTTCGTCCAAGCTTTAAGGCTTTTTTGAGACTTTTTTAGAGCCACTACTTATATCCACCCCCAGCATCTTTGTAAGCCTTTGCAAGCATTTGAGCCTTTCTTGCTGACCATTGACCCGGTTTACCACCCTTGCCACCAGCCTTTATTCTATTAAACAAATTCTTGCGCATAGTAGGCTTTGTATAGTTTCCAGCTTCATTTACACGGCTTTTAGGTTTCTTTTTAGCTTTGCCCCCTTTACCCATGCGAATGAGTTCGAGGTCTTTCGTGTCGTCACCAGTGGAAGTAAACCCGCCGTATTTCATTTCTTCTACACCAGATATCGTTCCTTTATTCTTAGAAGCATAGAACACACGCTCACCCCTTTTAGGGCCATACTCCTTCTTCATGGAGCGCATGATTTCTTTGCCCTTATCTGTTAACGGCATACAAACGCTCCAGTTCCAGCTTTATTGCTTGCATCTGAACAGCCATGACTTCGGTTCGCTTGTCTACAGCGATCAAGGTTTCTGTCGCCCAACTAGCCCAATTATACGAAACCGCGCCCACTAGACCAATTAAAGCCGCTGCGACCCCCATCACAACCTTACTGCTCAAGATATCCATTATGAACCTTTCTTCCACTTTGGAGAACTAGATTTAGTTTTACTAGGGGACCACTTAACACGATCAGCCCAATAAGCTGCAGACATCTTGCCCTTGCTGATGTTCTTTGCGTGACGAGACTTAAAGGCTTTGCGTTGCCCTACAGTCTGGTTTGTCTTCACACCCTGCTGTCCAAAGCGGATAGTCTTAACCTTATCACCTTGCTTAGCCACAACAACATGACTTTTTGTTGGATGATTAGGAGTACGCTTTGGTTTGTTGTAACCAGAAACACCCGCTCTTGTTAAACGGCTGTCTTTTTTCTTTTCAGCCACTACAAGTCACCCCCATTTTGAATGTAAATAAACTGCATTGACGCGGACACATTAAAGTTAACCGATCCTGAAGAAGAAAAGGCCCTCATCTCTAAGTCTGTTTTTTCTGTGAATCTTAACGGGAAAGTGTAGAACTGTTCGTGTGCGCCATCTGTTAAGGTAAATCTTTCCTTTATCTGAAAGACTTCTCCGTATGGCCTAGCAACAAGACTAGCATTTAGAACAGCCGGTGTATTAGTTGCCGTGCCTGTAGATAAAGCCATTTTTGTAAGAAACGCTGTATATCCTGCGGGAACTGTCCAAACCGCCATTAATGTTTGGTTATCACCATCACCATTGATGGTAAGATAAATATTAGCGGGAACTCCAGAGGTCACTGTGCCTGTTCCTGCGTAAATTATGCCATCGTTTGCACCACCACTACCTGCACTGCGAACAAGGCCGCGATTTATCCGTAGGTAAGATTTTGTGGTGTTAACAGCAGTTTGCCCATTCAATGTGACAACTTCGTTTATTTCATTGTAATCGGCGTCTAGGCCGAAAATTTCTAATGTTCTTGCACCAGTTCCTGCGGCAGCATCATTAGCTGAACTGCTTGATATAGTCATTACTGTGGCTGATGCGGGATAAGCGTATAAACCGCCTTGTTCCCAAATGGTTTCCTTTATGGACCCAACAACAGAATTATAACCAAACTTAAAAATAGTCTTATGGAAAGATATTTGCTCACGAGCAACTTGAAGCTCGAATGGCTCGCTAGTGCCAACTCTAGAGATAGAACTTACTTCACGAGCCATGAGAACCTCTTAGTTATAAAACACCGTCATAGCGGTGATGTTTGTAAACGCAGAAACATAGATGTCGCTGACACGAATGCCATCAGACGGAATGTTTACTGAATGAGAGTCAGAAGCTGCAAAGTCCAAATCAAGTGCGGTAGAGCCACCGTTACCATCAGTAATTGTCAGTCTAGGCGATCCAGTAGTTGTTAATACTTGGATCTGACGGATTCGAGCGGGGCCAACACTAAGTGACCCCGTTCCAGTAACACGTTTCGATTGTACATCAGAACGCATATCTCACTCCTATTAGCTATCAGCAAACGGAGTAGCGAGTGTGCCTGATCCTAACAATGTGCCAGTAACAAGATATTCTGCGGTTGCAATCGCTGTAACTTCCACGACAGAACCTGCAATACCACCTGTGGTGGTGCCGTTCATAGAAATGACATCGTTGCTTGCTGCAGGAGCGAAACCCCTAGCTTGAGAAGTGGCGGCGGCGGCAAGAAGGAGATTGCCAACAAACTTATCTGTGCCATCTGTTTTGATATCCAAGTCAGAAGCAGTGGTGCCTACGAAGAATTTGTAGGTTGCGCCAATAGTGTCACTGGTGATTGCTGGAAGCGTAACTGCACCGTCTGCATCATTGATTTCAATAATGCGCCCTACGTGGTCTGCATATGTGAGAGTTGTTTCTGCTGTGATTGCTACGACTGCGGTTGATCCTACAGCAGTAAATCCGCGTTCAGAACGAACCGGACCTGAAAAGGTAGTTAGACCCATTTTGATCTCCTGTCTTTGGGTGTGTCAGCCTATTGGCTGTCAGGGATAAAAACAGGATAACATAGTTTATAAAAAAAGAAAGAGGCAACTTGTGAATAAAGAAAGGGCCACCGAAGTGGCCCAGTCCAATCAGGGAGGATACCAATGAAATACCATCAGTATCCATACTGTAACATAATTTACGCTCCGGGGGAACCGTAAATTCCAAGCGGGTCAGAAACACCGAATGAATAACGCTCACGCGCTTTATAGCGCACGTTACCTGTATCGAAGTCACCGTCCATACCTGTCTGCATGGCAGTACGCACAAAGTGCTTCATGCCGTTAGGAATGTCAGTCGTGATAAAGAACGCATCGTTATCCGTCAGGTAGTGGTTAACACTATAACCCTCTGGGATAGATCCGTTAGAACGGATTGCGTTAATATCATTGTCTGCCGTTCCTACACGCAGTTCTGTTTGCAGAAGACGTGTTGCAACAAACATCAACGCTGGTGGAATGATAAGCTTGCGTGGACGCGCAGCGATCAACAGACCACGTTCATCAGTGAACGCAGCAATATCAATCACAGCTTGCTCAAGCGAAGTTTCATTCAAGTCAGCATTTGTTGAAGGTTTGTTTGCGTTTGTGCCGCCTTCAATAGTTGGGTGGTTGGTTGCGAACAAGAACACGTTGTCACCAGATTTGAACGTATCAAACCCTGTGTTCAACAATGAAGCTGCTTTCGTCTGCTTTGTGTACGCCATACCACGGGCAAGTGCCTTTGTGTAACGTGCAGAAAGAGAGTCATACAGGTTGTCTTCCATCGCTTCTTCAGTGATAGAGAAACCCATAGCAACAGTTTCATGGTTGTAACGAGCGGTGAAAGATTCCTGTGCATTGTCGTAGGAAATAGACGCACCTTCTGCTTTCACAGGAGCCGCACCAAACCCGGACAATTTGACTTCTTCTTCAAAGCTACGCTCTGAAGTTTCAGTCTCATAGATCTCGTCGTGTTCGTTTTCGTATTTACCGTATTCCAAGCCAAACAAAGCGTTTAGGCCGGGAAGAAGCTCTTTAAGGAGCTGGGCGCGAGAAATAGCCATTATTTAACTCCTTTATAAGCCAACATTGTTCGTCATCTGGTGAGCGCCCGGATTGAACTTTACAAGTACATCTGGATACGAATCAGCAGGATCAGAAACATGAGCAACGATGCGGAATGCAGCCGCTGCGGTTTGAACAGTCGCATCTAATGCAGACGTTGAGTTACCTGTAACTGTATCACCAGTTGAGGTAGACTGAGCCGCTGCAAAGAATGTGTTCGTACCAATAATTGTCTGCGCTCCAGAACCATCAAGCTGCGCTTGGAATAGTACATTTGGATCATCGACAACATAAGCCACAATCTTAGTACTATTGCTGTTTGTACCAGACGGATAGTACTGTGCTTGAACACGTTGACCTGAAGAGTTTACATATTCACAACCGACGAAGACGCCGATGCCGCCTACGCCTGAAGTGCCTGAAATGCTGTTAGAGGTAAGGTCTGCACCTGTACCTGTAGCCAGCGCGATATACCCATCAGCCCCGATGATTACAACTTGACCATAGAATAGGTTCGTTGCTTCACCAGCAGGGTCGATGAGATACTGGGACGTTGCCCCAGCATATGGCATTCCATCCGCACGTTTGACGGGACGGAGACCATAAGGAGCCGCTGAAGTAGCCATAGCTCTCTCCTACATCTTAGTTTCTACCAAGCAAGCTCCCTCGAAAGGTTACTTGCCAAATGAAGTCCTCGTAGAACGCTCTGGGTTTAGAACGGGCATACGAGGGTCTGATTGTCTTAGATAAGAGTTATCCACAGCTTGCATTTGGCTCTTGGCCTGATCAAGTTGTGCTTCCCTCCTAGCCTTAACGTTTTCGGTAGAGTTCTGGCAAAGCAGTAATCCACCGACCTCAATATTGTCTTGAAATCGTGAGTCGATATCAGACACAACGTGAAGGTTTGGATGATCTTCCTTCCGAACAGGTGTCCAACCTTCACGAAATCTGGAAGAAACGTTCGTGTTATCCGTATTACCCAAGGTTGATGTGCGAATCCAGCGGAACTCAATGCCCTCTCTGGGTTCGGGGGTCGGTAACATAGAAGGTCTCTGCCATGACACTTTGCGTTTTGACTCTTCGCGAGTCTCACTTGTGCGTGAGGTTCTATCCGTCATTTAGATGCTTCCTTCATTAACTGCGCCGCATATTGCTCATTAGTCAGACCAAGCCGCTTGGCGAGAGAGGCTTGCGTTGAGGTCAGTCGCACTGTGCGTGGTTTCTTTGTCGTTTTAGACGGTGCGGCAACCACGGAGCCGTGTTGACGATGGGGTGCTTCTTCCTCAATTAGCCCACCATCAAACCTATCTGGAAAGACTCGTCGTATAGACTTATCTATCTCATCATAGTATTGATCGCTTCTTGGATCAATACCTTGTTTTACAAGCTTCTCATGAAGCCCATACGCGTACCCCGTCATTTCGGGGTCTTTTTCAAACCAATCGTTCCTTTTTCCCCACTCTAAGGCTTTTTGATCCACTTTTGGTGGTTGGGCCGCAGGCTGTTGATAGGTGGGTTGTGGAGCTTGTTGTTGTACTCTTTGTTGTGGTTTGTAGTTATCTACGCGATATTTTTCGTTTTGGATAGTTGTAAGCTGTTCTTGGGCTGCAAGAAGTGCATCAGGATCTCCAGACTCATAAGCTGCTTTGTAAGCGGCTTTGGCCTTGTCCAACTGTGCATCAATACGCCCTTTTGCTTGATTAATTAGAGTGGCTTCTCCTTCATCAAGCGTTTTCTTCAGCCTATCATTTTCGGCTTTTATCTGCTGCGCATAACGTAAAGCCTCTTCTTGCATACGTGCGGCTTCTTCTTTTGCGCGGCGCTCTTCGTGAAACTCAAACTTTAGCTGTTTGATACGTTTCTGTACGCCTTCAGAATACTTCTCTACTTCGTCATCTGACGGTATCTTTGGTTCCGTATTCTCGGCGCGACGAGGTTTGCCTTGATCCTCTTCAGGCGTGTCATCAACAACTTCAATCTCAAAGCTGCCATCATCTTCTTCTACCTGCACATTACCCTGTGCGCTTGCAATTGCTTCCGCAACGGTTTCTTCTTCAAATTCTTCAGCCAGATTACTCATATCCGTGTGTACCCCCGTGGATCATCAACTACAGCTTCGACTGTATCATCATTGATCAAGCGAAACTCTTTTCCATGGATCTTGAACCGTGTGCCTGAGTAAGAACGGAAGATAACAAAATCTCCTTTCTTGCAGTACGGTCCATCTGGAAATTTATTATGATCTTTGTAAGCATCTCCCCCCATATCAATAACAAAACCTATTATTGACGCAGTTTCTTCGGCGGATCTAAGACCATCAGGCATAAATACTCCGCCTTCTGTCTTTTCGCTTACCTCTGGAAGTCCTATGAGGATCTTGTAGCCTTTAGGCTGTGGTAGCTGTGTTGCTACTTTTTCTTCAGTTGTTTTCTTACCTGTATACATTTACCTACCTTGCAGTGATTAAAGGTTCACAGAAACCTTGCGTGGATTCATCCACGAAGCCCCACTTACGAATAGATCAAAAAGATCTACTCTTCAATAAATCTTTTTTCTAGGTCTTCTAGCTCCCTCTCTATAAGTTTTAAACCTTCGTAACGACCAACAACTCTGTTGTATTGCGCTATATCTTCGGCACCCCCGCCAGCCAAAAATAATTCTACTTCCTCTTTATACTGCGAGATAACCCGCTGCATGAGTGCAATTACACTACTGTCTTCCACCTCTTGTTAGCTCCCGTGCTACTTCTATACCCAGTTTTGCGCCTTCGCGCTGATCTGCGCGCTGGTTTTTATCGAGTTCTGTCGCAAGTTCTACCCCTAGTTTTGCGCCTTCACGTTGATTTTGGGCTTCAATCTTCTTAGCTTCAAGCTGCAACTTAGCTGCATCCATCTGCATTTTATGTTTCAACTCTGCCTGTTTAAGCTGCATTTCTGCTTGCTGCATCTGCACAACGGGATCCTGCTGTTGCTGCTGAATCTGCTGTTGTTGCGCCTCTGCTTGATCTTTCTTTAGCAACTTAGCAGCCGCTTCCTGCGTCAGACGAGAGATCTGTACCTCTAAGTCTTCTGGCAATGGTTGATCCTGTGGTGGCATTTCTACACCAAGCTGCTTTTCTATTTCCTTACGATACTGAGCGGCAACATGTTCAGTAATATGAGCAGCCATGTTTTGCTGTATAACTTGAGCAAACGGAGACTGGCCTATCATCTGCATAATCTTTGGATCTTGCGCTGCAGCCATGTGAACCGCGATATGAGCCTCATGATCCTGATAAGTAAATACTTTTACAGGTTCCTGTTTCATGATCATCATGTTTTCTGTCACAGGATCTGCTGGTTTAATTTCGTCTGGTAATTTAATGATATCACTTGCATCTTGGATACCAAGAACTTCCAGCATCTGTCGGTGGAGCATACCCATATCATATAGCTGCGGTGCTTGCTGGGCCAACTGTAATGCGGCCTGATACTGCATGATGCGCTGAGACATAGTTGCAGCATTTGGATCAGACACAGGGATTACGTCCACGCGCTTATCAAAATCTTCTATTCTGTTGAAGTTACCATCCATCTCGTAAGCGTATTCAACAGGCATGTAATCATGCACGATCTTCGCAAGTAGACGTAGTTCTTTCTTCATCGCGGCATGAAGGCGAGCCTGAACACCAGACATCACCTTCATGGACCGCTCCAGAAGCGCAAGAGTTGTGCCGACTGGTGCTTGAGCATTCATGTCACCAACCTGTATATCGGCTACAGACCCTATACGCCTTCCTTCCTCGACAATATTTCCAAGCAACGAGTAGAGTACGC